GTCAATCCATATTTTTGTAATTGCACTAAAATTATCTGTAGGTAAGGCTGCACCATTAAATATCATATCGCCTGTGCCCGGATCGGCTTCTACGATAGGATCTGTAAGTCTGTATTCTACTACATGACCAGCATCATCACCGCTAAATCCTTGGAAACCTAAGTCACCTTGAATACCGGTAGTACCTTGAATTGATTGTGGTCCTTGCGTACCTTGATTACCTAATAACCCTTGGACGCCTTGGTTACCTTGAGTACCCTGTACTCCTTGTATTCCCTGCGTACCTTGCATACCCTGTACACCTTGGTTACCTTGAATACCGACATCGCCTTGTACACCTTGAGTACCTTGGTAACCGCGGAAACCACGTGAACCTTGGATACCTTCTTCACCAATTGTGCCTTGTAAACCTTGAATACCTTGGTTACCATCAAAACCTTGAACACCACGGAATGAACCAACGTTAACCCATACCGCACCATCATAAACCCATAACTCATCATCGGCATTATCAATAACACCTTGACCAGTTACTGCTGATGGGAATGCGGTATTAAGAGTAGCTTGTTGGTCGCCACCAGCGTCAACATCAGTAACAGAACCGATAACATTAAACCCTGGACCGTATGTACCTTGAGTACCTTGTGAACCCTCGTCACCTTGAAGTCCTGTTGTACCTTGAATTCCTGCACCAACTGCGTTCCATGCTGTACCATTAGAAACATAAATTAACCCGTCGGAACCATAAGCAATGGCACCTTTGTACGGGGCTGGATCTAATTGAATAGGTACTGCTTGAGGAGTACCCTGTCCAATTACTCGTGAACCGCTAATTGATTTGAAAGCCATTATACATCATCCTCCTCGGATTGACCAAGTGTAAAGGATAACGTAGCATGTACTGCTAAGTTTGTATCACATTTTAGTTCTAATAAATCACCTGACTTAAAGAACTGACCATTAAGTGGTAATGGAATAGTATCATATCCTGGGATCTGTAAATTCCTAATTAAATAAAATTCTGAATTAATATCTTCCCTATGGACCCTTACATCAGCAGCGACTGTATTTGCTGTGATGTTACATAGAATGAGCGGTGAAATAACTTCACCAACGCCGGGTTCTACTGTTGTTGAACCACCAAAGACTAGCTCTGGTACTTCGTAGTTTGGTACCTCAATCATTGTCTGCCAGTTGGTTGTCAATGTAAAGGATTTGGCGACCGGCTTCGCGTCGGGTGCCTGTGTTGTTGCTATTGTGTAAATTGCCATTATAGAGCTGCCCTACTGTTTGATGCACGTCTTGCAAGTTTTCTAACTGATGAAGTGAATGGTCGACCTTCAATTCGACCTGTTCTACCGTTAATCTTTAGACCTCTTGCGAAGTACTGGTTATTTAATTCGTCTGATCCTGACCATCTAATTCTACCACCACCTTCTGATAATACAGAGGCATTAGCACCGATTGCCGCGCCAACGTTTCTGAAGTTCAGAGGTAAGGCGTTTCTGTTAACACCTGCCGAAGCACCGTTAAACTGGTGAGCAATGGACTCAACGAGTGATCCGAAGACCAAGAAGTCTGGTCTAATAACACTTTCTGTAATAAGATTGTCTATCAATTCGGTTACCATTGTTGAGTGATCCACATCAGGAGCGATATTTGTATTTATATAAGTTTTCATGCGCGCCCATGCGCCAGTGAATGAGTCAAGTAAATCAGTATTGTTATTTCCTACTGTATCCCAAGTAGTTCCATTCCATACATATATAATACCGGCATAACGATTTGCATTGTTATCTGTAGGAACAATATAAGCATCCCAACGTTTAACATTAGTCAATGCATTTCTTGCCGCAACATTTTGTACTGTACCTTTAAATCTTAACTTACGCCAATCAGCAAATGTATCCGGTGCGTTAAACACTGGGAATACATGTTGAGCATCGATATTAAATAATGCGCCAACGAAGCTTCGTGATGCCTTATCGGAACCAACAGTTCCAACAACCGGATCAATAACTCTACCTTTGAAATCGTTCATAAGAACTTTAATGAGGTTACCACCGTCACGATATGTTTTCGGTAAGTCGATAAACTTATATTCAGAAGTAATAAATCGTTGTACTTCTCTTTGTAATTTGTTTCTGTTATTGCTAAGAATATCCTTAGCAAAGTTGAATGTCTTATCAGTTTCCCATCCGAAGTTAGGCTCTTCTTTTGGTCCAAGTGATTTCGGTGTGTTATAGAACATTACGTTATGTAATATATCACCGAGTCTTATAGCTTGAGCCTCTTGAGTAGTTGTACCTAATTCAGAACGTATAGCTTGATTTGGTAACTTACCGATAACAACTTGACTTACGATTTTACCAAGTTGACGGTATGCTTTTGCTGTTGCAACCCTTGTATCCTCAGGAATACGTAATTCGTTATTCCAATAATAGAAGTCTGCGTTCCAATGAGTAGCTAAGTTACCACCATAGTTAAGATCCCAAGACATCGCATCAATAATATACCCTGCGTCTCTGCGACACTTAGCTTTAGAGTAATCAATAATTGTAAATGTATCTTTAAGGAATTTAGTAACATCATCTGCAAGTTCGTCAAGGTTATCATCAATAATTTTTGAAGCTTCGATTTTACCAGCATCAACCCAGCTTGTGTCAGGCTCAATAATATCTGGTAGACCATCGATGTTATCTCTTCGTATTGCATCTTCAACGATACGAACTAGATCAGCAACCTCTTCGCCTTCAACTGATGTTGCCGCAGTTATTGATGTATCTTGTGTTGTCCAAGTTTTAACTGCTTTCTTCAATCCGCCTTCAGTTGCACTTACGAATGTATGAGCACCTGAGTATGTAGCCGCTGCGCCAACCCACATTGTAATTACGTTGCCATTAACATGAAGAATTGGACAAGGTGTATCGTAATATGGATGATGCGCCTCAGGTACCGCGTGGTCAGTTGGACCAGCACCATTATCACAGTTGAATGTAAAGCTTGCTGGTTCAAACGATACATAATCACCAATTTCTAAACCGTGGTCTGCATCGATAGTTGCAGTAAAGTAACCTGTGTCAGCATCATATGTTGCATCAGTTGAAGTAAATCCTCTCTGATATGCAGTTTCATTTTGAACAATTGATTTAACAACCCCAGCCATCTCTGTAAAGAAGTGAGCAGTCTGTTGTCTTTGGTCTGCAGGTAATATTGAATGAGCGCCTTCGAAGTATAGACCCGCAGTCATTATCATTGCATAGTTAGTTGTATAGTTAACATCGTGTGATATAGCATCAATCATTACGCCAACATCTCTACGACATTTTTCTTTTGAGTATGATATGCCATTATATTCGTTAGCAATATGGATTTGTAAATCCTTCGCCATTTGAATTGAGTTATCATCAACTGCATTCTTAGCAACTAATAAATCAGATTGTACCCAAGTTAAGTCAGGATCAATTCGTGATGGAATATTTGCTGGGCTATTATCATCAGATACTTTTGCCAACATAGTTGCTAATGATTTTGCTTCATCTGCAATTGTACGTCGAGCAGCTCTAAATTTCATCTCTTGTCTAACTGTGTTACCAGTGATATGAGTGATTGAATTTAATGTTGAACTTACGAATGTATGAGCACCGCCACCTTTACCGTATGGAACCTTGCCAACATTCATAGTGATTGTTGTACCAGTCCTTGACAGAATTTTCATTGGTGCGTTATAATATGGATCACCTGATTGTGGGCTTGGGTGTAATGCAATATCGCCATCTAATGAACATGTAAAGTTAATGCTCTCTGGTGCAATCATCACATAATCTCCAGTTTTAAGATTATGATTTGCTATAGTTGCAGTGAATACGCCAGTATCAGGATCGTATGTTGCAGTTGATGGTGTAAACTTACGACCTTCTTTACGTGGTACCATTTCGTTACGAGTTACCCAACGAACTACCTTACCAAGATATTCAAATGCTTCTCTTGTTGATTGACGTTGGTCAATTGGTAGAATATTTACCGCATTTTTGAAGTAAAGTTCAGCAGTACCATGCATTGCAGAGTTACCACCATATTGAATATCGTGAGAAATTGCATCAACAATATAACCTGTATCTCTTCTGCATCGTGCTTCATCATACTCAAGGTAATCGAAGTTATCTCTTAGGTATTGAGTAATCGTACCTTGTAGATTATTTTTACGTCCTTTGATTAATGTAGCTTCAGGATCGTATAAGTAGTTTTCAGCGCCAACAGTATTTGTAGCAATTTCAGAAACATCAGGCATATTGATTAATGAGTCGTCAGCAATTAAGTCTCCAACTATTTTCCATAATGATGTAATATGCTGTGCGATTGGAACAGTAACTACACCGAATGAGGTATTTTGAGTAACGGTATTACCAGCTGATCTACCTACTGTTTGTTTCAGAACAATTTGACTTGCTACTGAACTTAAGTGAGTATATAATGCAGCGGTCGGTGCCCTTTGAGCTGAACTCAATGTGGATAGACCATTCTCAAAATATAGTTTAGCAACATCAAGCATCGCAGTATTTGACTCGTGTTGTGTATCGTATGATACCGCGTCAACCATAATACCTGTGTCACGTTTACATTTATTTACATCATATGATAATCCGCCGTAGTTTGCGTTGACCCATGCTGTTGCTTCTTCTTTTAAAAATTCTCTATTAAGTTGAAGCGCTTGACGAGCAAATACGTGGTTATCAGAAATTTGACCATCACCGTAGTTATAGTTTGTACCATCTGGTGTGTAATCATTAATCATAGATGTAATAATGTTATTGAAGGAATCCTGAGCTCTAGTAAGTGCTACACCGGAAAGCTGTGCTTCGATGTCTTTTTGTACATATCTGATTCCTTCAATTGTTTCGGCAAGTTGGTCCTCAATAACCTTATCAGCACCTACAGTACCAATACGATATGATTTACCGATATACTTACCATTGTATGTTGAACCTGTTTGAACATCTCTTCTAACCGCATCGATAATGAAGCCTGCATCTCTAGCACATTTTGCTTCATCGAATGTATAGTTATTATCTCGTACGAATTGAATAAGCTCTTCTTGGATAAACGTTCTGTTCCATTGTAGAGATTTACGTGCGAATGTTCTAGCAGGATCTGCTTTTGGTTTAGTTAATAAGTTCTCCGTAGGCAGTGGCTTAGGAGTTCTTTGACTAATATCTAATGAACCTCTGTAATCTGGGATTACCAATCTGTCGTCAACAATATTCGCTATAACCATTGCTAGGTCAGATGCGATAGTTCCTGTTGCAGTATCAGCAGCTTGTAGTGATACGTTTTGATATAGAAGGTTACCATTAATTTCTGAAATAGCGTCAGTTAATGCAGATACGAATGTATGAGCACCAGTATATGCTCCAGCATTACCTACCCACATTGTAATCGTTGTTGCATCAGCACCAATAATTGGACACGCTTTGTTAAAGAAGCGATGATGTGACTCAGGGCTTGCATGATTTTCTGGACCGCTACCATTATCACAAGAGAATGTAATTGCTCCTGGTTTAAACCAAACATGATCGGCTGTTGTTAATGTGTGAGTACCGATAGTAGCAACCATGATACCTGTAACAGGATCGTATGTTGCGCCAGTTGGAGTAAATCTTGTTCCAAAGATTGGTTCTTGTACTTCATTCTTAACAACTTTTTCCATTACACTTGCAAGGTGAGTGAATGCCAATCTTGTTGGTTCTCTCTGATATTGAGGTAATACGTTAATAGCACCTTCAAAATAATATCTTGCATTGAATATTGTAGCAGAGTCTCCGCCATATTCTAAGTCTTCTGAAATCGCGTCAACAATGTAACCCGTATCTCTTGGGCATTTCTCTAAGCTATATGCTAAGCCATTATATGTGTCTGCGATATACTCATTGATTTCAGTTTGATACTTAACAGCTTGACCTTTGATTGACTCAAATTCTGCGCCTAATGTATAGTTTGCAGTGAAAGTATCAAATGCTGGTTCAACGATCGCTGGGATTGTACCATCATTTTCTCTGATAACCGCGCCAACATCGTGGAATAATTTTTCAGCGTGTTGAGCAACTGCAGGTTTAATAGACCTTCGTACACCGTCAGTTAATGCGCTTACGAATGAATGAACCTTATCAACTCTAGCTTCACCAACTTGTAATGTAATAGTTGTTGGAGTAACTGAGTCAATTCTAACTGGTTTGTTATAAATTGGATCAGTTGGTCTAGGGTGTGATATGTTAGTTGGAATTTCAGTTGGTCCTGATGCGCAAGATAATGTAATTGCATTCTCTGCAAAGATTACATAATCCTTTTCAGTAAATGAGTGAGTACCCAATGTCATTGTCATAACGCCAGAGTTATGATCGTATACAACACCTGTTGGTGTATAAGCTTCTGCCATATTTGCTACATTAACTGCATCAGCAGTAACCGATACGAATGTATGTACAGTTTGTGGCTCATGTTTCATTGCATTAGCTGTTGCACTTACGAATGTATGTACTGATCCAGAAGCTGATCCTGCGTCACCAACATTGAATGTCATTGTACCAGTTTGACGTCTGATTGAATTAGCCGTCGCGCTTACAAATATATGAGCACCATTATAAGGTGATGGTCCAACATTTAATTTGAATGTATCAGTTGTAACATCTGAGATTTCCAACCAACGGTTTGATGCGAAATCAGTAGCTCTTGGATAACCTTTTTCAACTGTGTTACCATCAAGTACGCATGTATATACTAATCCGTAATCTGCAATCATTACATAATCACCATTACTAAATCCGTGTCCAGCTACTGTGATTGTTGTATCACCACTTGATGGGCTATGAACTGCATTTGTTGGAGTATGTTGAGTTTCACCAACTGCAGTAATTGATAATGATTTACCAGTTAATGGATCACCAACTCTTGGATATGTATGTTGAGTTGCATTACCGTCTTGGTCACAAGTAAATGTGAATGAGTTATTTTCTAAAACAATACCGTTACCAACTCTTAAACCATGTTGACCAACATTAACAATCATTTCACCGGTTGCCGCATCATAGTTTGCAGATGTTGGTGTAAAGTATTTGTTAGGACCTGATGCCCCGGCGTCTAGTGTAACTGTGCTTGATGTTACTTCTTTAACCAAATATGTTTTCAATGCGTATGGGTCAAGTCCTGCTCGAGGATATGTTTTAGCTGCATCGTCACCATCCATTGTACATGTGAATGTAAAGCTATTTGGTTCCAATGTAACTCTATCATTAAGAGAAACACTGTGCCCCGGCATAGTCATTACGAAGTCACCATTTGCAGGATCGTATGTTGCAGTTGTTGGTGTATATGTTGTTGTTTCAACAATAGTTTGAGTTACCACACCTTGAAGTGGAGTAACAACTTCGTTTCTAACAATTTGACCAACTAGATCTGATGCAAAGAAGAATGCTTCCGATGTTGGAACAACTTCTTCATCATCTAATACTGGGATAGCATTTTCAAAATATAGTTTCGAGTTAGTTGCACTTAATGCATTCGAACCATTTTGTACATCCCATGCAATCAGGTCAACGAAGATACCCATATCTCTTTCACATGCAGCAGTGTTATATACGAAGTTTGGATAGTTAGCTGTGATAAACGCGATGATTTCTTTTTGGATAAACGATTTGTTAGTATGTATCGCTTTACCTGCTTGACGATGTTCTGGTGATATTGTTAAGTCACCATATACTGGATCATCTGCAGAAGCAATACCATTTGACATAATATCAATGATAGTATCAAATGCAGTGTTTGACCTTGTAATTGCTGTAGCATCAGTTAATACGTCAGTTGCGATTTTACCTTTGAGCCAAGTGATAGCACCAACAGTTTGAGTTAACTGATCGTTGATTACCGCGTTAGCGCCAACCGTACCAATTGTATAACCTTTACCTACATAGTAAGCGTTAACAGTTGAGTCTGTTAAAATATCTCTAGCAACCGCATCTAAAATTAAACCTGTATCCCTAGAGCATTTAGCATTGTCATAGACGAAGTAAGTATTTTCCATCCATTCTTTAACTTCATTTTGAAGATAAGCTTTATTTTTCTGTAGGATACGAGAAGCATATGTACCTTGCTCTTTAGCCCCAACCTGTACAACCGCACCTTCATCAGCACTTACAAATGTATGTGGATCAGTGTTAGATCCTGCATCTCCGCAGTTTACTGTGATTGTATTTGATGTTGTTGAAGTAATTTCTAATGGTAATTGATAAGCCTTATCACCAATACGTGGTGAGTAATCAGTACCACCACCATTGTGAGCACAACTGAATGCAAAGCTTAATGGCTGTAATTCAATATGGTCGCCAGTTGTCATACCGTGGTCAGTAATAGTAATAACCATGATACCAGTTACTGGGTCGTATGTAGCAGTTTCTGGTGTAAAGGCTTTTATAACTCTAGCAGAGTCTGAGAAGAATAATGCGTTTGAGTCGATTGAGTCTTCAGTTGCCGATACGAATGTGTGGTTATTAGCATGTCCACCAGCATTACCAACATTAACAGTAATTGTATTTGATGTTACTCCAGTAACTCTTACTGGTTCTTTATATGCAGGGTGATCGTTTAATGGTGAAAGGTCTGTACCTGTTACACCACCAACATCACAACTGAATACCATTGACTCAGGTGCGATTTGGATCCATTTACCAACCGGTAAATCGTGTTGTCCGATAGTAATTTCTAACTCGCCAGTTACTGGGCTGTATGTTGCTGTTTGAGGAGTAAACTTACCAGTCCACATTCCCGCTTCACGTATTGCGTTGTTAGTTGCTGATACGAAAGTATGTACTGATGTATCGCTTGACTCACCAACATTAACAGTAATAGTTGTTGAAGTTCTTGCAGAAATTGTAACTGGCTTTTTATATGCAGGGTGCATTTTTTCAGCTTGAATACAATTATCTGATGCAGATACGAATGTATGAGCACCACCACCGTCAACAATTCCACCTACATTCATATAGATTTTTGTTGCATCAACTTTTTCAATAGTGATTTGTTTCTTATAGAATGGGTGATGTGATTCTGGTGCAGGGTGGTTTGTTATATCACCGTCAAGCTGGCAAGTAAAGATAATTGAACTTGGTTTAAATTCAACCTTATCACCAACCTTCAAGGTGTGTGTACCTATAGTTGCACTAAACTCTCCAGTAGCAACATCGTATGAAGCGTCAGTTGGAGTAAAGTTTAAGAATTGAGTAGAAGGATATGAATGCTCAGTTGTGTTATTATCTAATGCACATGTAAATACTAAACTATTTGGTTCAATGTAAATTTCATCACCAATGTTAAAGTCATTAGAACCAATCGTCATAACAACTGAACCTATTGCAGGATCATATACAGCGTTAGTTGGTGTATATTTTTTACCATTGTTATTTAGCAATCTCGACATTTCGTCAAAAGAAGCATTTGTTCTGTCAACTGCAATTGGGTTATCACCAATAAACGTAGCAGCTCTTGCTTTTAAATAATCAATCGAACCAACGGTTTGCTCTAACTGTTCAGTAACACTTACCTCACCAGATTTAGTACGGTAAGCAGCGCCAGTTTGAATAGCGTTATAGTTTGTACCAAGAATTAAATCACGTTGTACTGCAGGTAAAATATACTCTTCAGTATCTCTGTGACATTTTTTGCTATCATAGAAATACCATTCGTTGTCTGCCCATTCCATCATGTAATCTTGGATGTATTCTTTAT